ATTCTTACTCACCAATGGTTGGGGTATTGGTGGTTGTCCATTCTTTTTGGTCTTTCCATATTCAACTGTTCCCCATATGATACAAGATAAAATTATACACAATGTTTTAGGAGTCACAAATGACAAAAGTCGTTATTAATCGTTGCTTTGGTGGATTCTCTCTATCAAAAGAGGGGGTTGCTCGTTATTGCGAATTGGCTGGGCTACCATGCTTCATTGAAGAAGATACCAAGTTTAAGTCGCTTGACATTTTTACTTGTTGGTTACTACCAGAAGGCGAACGACTGGAATCAAAAGAAGGTGAAGCATTTTATTCCATGAGCATGGAAGACCGCAAAGCATATAATGCTGCACATTCAGAGCAGACTCTTTATGATCGAGACATTGAACGACACGATCCATATCTGGTTCAGTTGGTTGAAGAGAACAGCCAGCTATACTCTGGTCGTTGTGCTGAGTTAGCAGTGGTGGAAATTCCAGATGGAGTTGACTACGAAATTGAAGAGTATGATGGTCGTGAACATGTGGCTGAAAAACATAGGACATGGTACTGATATGTATGATATAGAAGAAATTAGATTGGCTCGAACACTCGGACGAGTTATTGAAGAAGAAGTTCGTAAAGGTAATAAACTACCAGACGAAGTTCTACGAGCATATGAAGAATTGTATAAGCATTGGCAATGGCAAATGCAGAGAGAACTATCATGAATTATGAAGAATTTGCCAAGCATATGGCAGAAAAATATCCTCGATACTTTGGTGAAGATAAAAAGTATGGCGGATTCTCAATTGGTGAGGGGTGGTATCCTATCATTGAATCGTTAGTTAGTAACATCGACCACTATACTAAACATAAACGCAATATGCGTGCTCGTGATTTGTATAAACAACGAGCCAAAGATAAAGGTATGGAAGCACTGATTGAATTCATGTGCGGTAAAAAAGGTCGAGAGCCATCTGATTGGGATATTGAACGAGCCGAAGACGCTATGGAGAATGATATTGATATTACTCCAAAGCTAAACTGGATTGAGATCCAGCAGATCAAAGAAAAGTTTGGTGGACTTCGATTCTATTACGATGGTGGCGATGATGAAATTAGTGGCATGGTTCGCATGGCTGAATCGTGGGCTGGAAAATCATGCGAAACATGCGGTAACAAAGGTTCACAACGAGGTGGTGGGTGGATTCGTACTCTATGCGACGAACACGAAGCTGAGCACCAAGCAAGGAAACAAAATGTCTGATAAAGTATGGGTGATGGTTGATTGTATTTCTACATTCCGTATGCGATATATGGTGGAAGCTCCTGCTTCTAATCCTGAGTATGCTCTTGATGATGTCACAATGCAGACAGCAAAAGAGTTTTCACAAGAGTGGCTTGGTGAGCAGATTGCTTCTCATCGTGTCATGACTACTGCCGAAGCATTGGTGCAATGCGATTTGGATAATTCATATTGTTCCGAATGGAATGACGATCAAAAGATGAATGCTTTCTTCACAAGAGAAGGCGAAACTAATGGGATTTAATTATGTTTGTATTTGATGTTGAAACTTTGGGTGTAGAATCCAACTGTGTAGTTCTATCTGCAGCGATGGTTCATTTTGACCCAGAAGCAAGACCAACATATCAAGACATTCTTGATAATGCTTGCTTTGTAAAGTTTGATGTCAAAGAACAGATGGCTGTTGGAAGAACTGCTTCTAAATCTACATTGGAATGGTGGAAGTCGCAACATGAATATGTTCGCAAGACTTCATTAGATCCATCTCGTGAAGACATGACTGTTGATAATGGAATGCAAAAGTTCTATGATTACATGGCTAAGTTTCCAAATGCAAAGAAACAGACTATGTGGGCACGAGGTTCATTAGACCAGATGGCAATTGATTCCTTGGCAGTTAAATTTGGCTTGGAAGAAATTACAGGGTATAATATGTGGAGAGATGTCCGAACTGCAGTGGACATTCTTTACGGTACTACAAATGGATATGTAGAAGTGGTACATCCTCTGTTCCAGCGTCATGAAGTTATTAAACATCACCCTGTTCATGACTGCGCCTTGGATGCCATGCAACTAATGTACGGAAAACCAAATGCTTGAATGTTTAATTGTTGGTGATTCTATTGCTGTTGGTGTCAGCCAAGTTAGAACAGAATGTGTTAGTTATTCAAAAGGTGGTATCAATAGTCGCCAGTGGTTGAACCAGTATGTGGGTAAAACACCATTGGTCGCCAAGACTGTTATTATTTCTCTCGGAAGTAATGACCACCAATATGTTAAGACTCGAAAAGAATTGGAAACGATTCGTGAGTTGACCAAAGCAGATAGAGTTTACTGGATCTTACCAGCAATCAAACCAGACATTCAAGAAGATGTGCATGCCGTTGCTGCATTCCATGGTGATGTAGTTCTTCCAATCACTCGATTACAGACCGATAAAATCCATCCTTCATGGGCAGGATACAAACAATTAGCAGAGAAAACAAAGTAATGGAATTTTACACAAGCGTCCACCCAGTGGGCGATAAAATCCTCGTTCGAGGGTATCAGAATGGTCGGCAATATCAGCGTAAGGTAGATTTCTATCCTACGCTTTTTGTCACTTCCAAAGAACCATCAAAGTGGCAGACTCTTGAAGGCACTTATGTTGATGAAGTGAAGCCTGGAGGTATTCGAGAGACTCGTGACTTCATCAAACGATATGATGGTGTTGAAGGATTCCCTGTATATGGTAACACCAACTATGCGTATCAGTACATCAGTGATACCTACGAAGATGATGTCAACTGGGACATGGAACAAATCAAAGTGTTCACCATCGACATTGAAACAGAAACTGAGAATGGATTCCCAGATATTAAATCTGCCAATGAAGAGATTCTTCTAATCACAATTAAAGATCTTAATCAGAAGAAACTTGCCACATTTGCGCAGACCAAATACGGTACAGCTACAACTACTCGTTCTGATGTAACTCTTATCAATTGTCGTGATGAGCAACACATGCTCAAAGAGTTTATGATTTTCTGGCAGGGTAATTATCCTGATTGCGTCACTGGTTGGAACACTGACTTCTTTGACTTTCCTTATTTGATTCGCAGAATTGCTCGTGAGTTGGGTGATACCTTTGCCAACAAAATTAGTCCTTGGGGTTATGTTAATGAACGCAAGACATTCATCAAAGGTAATGAAGAGATTCACTACGACATTCTAGGTATTTCTCAGCTGGACTATCTGGAACTCTACAAGAAATATACATATACCAAGCAAGAGTCATATCGTCTTGACTACATTGCTGAGCAAGAACTTGGTGACAAGAAGAAAGAGAATCCAGGTGTTGACTTCAAAGACTTCTACACTAACTACTGGGATAAGTTTGTTGAATATAACATCCACGATGTGGAGTTGGTTGATCAACTAGAAGACAAGATGCGTTTGCTTGAACTGCATTTGACCATGGCATACAATGCCAAGATTAATCCAGAAGATGTTTACTCACAGGTTCGTATGTGGGATACTATCATTTACAACCACCTGCGCAAGAAAGGTATTGTAATTCCAGCGAAGGCATACTCTGGTAAAGATGCTCAGTTCGAAGGTGCTTATGTTAAAGACCCACTCATTGGTCAGCACAAATGGATGGCATCCTTTGACTTGAACTCTCTGTATCCTCACTTGATTATGCAGTATAACATTAGTCCAGAAACTCTGACTTCCGAAAAGATTTCAGTGACTGTTGACAAGTTACTCAACAAAGAGATTGATACATCATACTGTCACAAACGAGATCTTTGTCTGACTGCAAACGGCTGGACATATCGCAAAGACATCAAAGGGTTCATGCCTGAGTTGATGGAAGAGATGTATAAGAATCGTTCCAAGTTTAAGAAGCAGATGTTGAAGGTTGAACAGGAATATCAAAACGACAAGAGCAAGAAGCACTTGTTGAAAGATATCTCTCGTCTTAATAACCTACAGATGGCAATGAAGATTGCTCTGAACTCTGCTTACGGTGCGATGGGTAATCAGTATTTCCGATACTTCGATATTCGTATGGCTGAAGGTATTACAACTTCTGGTCAGTTGTCCATTCGTTGGATGGCGAACAAACTCAATGCATACCTAAACAAGACTCTCAAGACAGAAGGTAAAGACTTTGTTGTTGCGATCGACACTGACTCAATCTATCTTACACTTGAGATGCTAGTTGAGAAGGTTTGCGAAGGTAAGACCACAGAACAGAAGATTAAATTCATGGATAAGATTTGTGAAGAGGTTTTCCAACCATTCATTGATCAAGGTTACACCGAACTAGCTGAGTACATGAATGCGTATGCTCAGAAGATGGTTATGAAGCGAGAAGTTCTGGCTGACAAAGGTATCTGGACTGCCAAGAAACGCTATGTTCTGAATGTGCATAACTCTGAGGGTGTTCAGTTTGCGCAACCCAAGATTAAGGTTATGGGTCTTGAGATGGTCAAGTCATCAACCCCTGCAGTTATTCGTGATAAGCTAAGAGATTCTCTTAATGTTATTCTGGCAGGTGATCAAAAAGATCTTCATACATATGTTACAGCTTTCAGAAAAGAGTTTGATAAACTTCCGATTGAAGAGATCGCATTCCCTCGTGGTGTAAATGGTATGAAGCAGTATGCTGGTTCTCCTGTTTACATTAAGAGTACTCCGATTCATGTTCGTGGCGCATTGTTGTTCAATCATCACTGCAAACGATTCGGCATTGAGAAGAAGTATCAACCCATTCGTGATGGTGATAAGATTAAATTCATCTATGTTAGAACACCAAACCCTTTCCAAGAAGATGTGATTGCATTTCCTCAGGTTCTACCAAAAGAGTTTAAATTAGAATCATACATAGATTATGATAAAATGTTTGAGAAGGTATTCTTGGACGCATTACAGATTGTTATTGAACCACTTGGTTGGAAGACTCAAGAAGAAAGTTCATTGGAGGATTTCTTTGGCTAACATTAGAGTTATTAAAACAGGCATTAATGTTTCAAAGTTTTTGAAACAGTTACATCAGAATCCAGCTGACTGGGGATCTCAAAAGAACATTGAAGGTGTTCAAGACTTAGTGGATGGATATGGGTTTCCTGCAGTACAAGCTGGAGTCTTACAACTTGTTATGGGTGTAGTTTCTACCAAAGAGCATTATGTCGGTGACAGTGAAATATCTAAATCAACTCCAGCTTATGATAGACATACAGAGATTGTTGCATTCTTAAAGAGACATTTTAAGAAGTTTGATAGGTGCGGATACTTGTCCTTGCCTGTTGGGGGAGAAGTTGGACAACATGTTGATATTGGTTCTTACTACCAAACAAGAGACAGATACCATCTTGGAATTCAAGGTGAATATGATTACACAGTTGGTGGAGAAACTGTAAGAGTTAAAGCTGGAGATCTAATTTGGTTTAATAATAAGTTAAGTCACGGAACTAAGAATGTTGGAGATGTAGTTAGAATTACATTGGTGTTCGATGTTCCCCATAGCAAGAACAATCCATAATTGTCTTGCAATAAAAATTATTGTATAATAGGAGATATAAATGAAAGTATTAAAGTTTTACGCAGAATGGTGCGGTCCATGCAAAGCATTGAGTCAAGTTATCAAAAACGCTGGTGATAAAATCACAGTAACCATTGAAGATGTAGATATCGATAACAATCTTATGATGGCTCAACAGTTCCAGATTCGTGGAGTTCCTGCAATGGTCTTAGTTGATGATAAAGAAAATGAAATCAAGCGTAAAGTTGGTATGATGAACGAAGCTCAATTGTTAGAATTCTTGAAAGGTTAATATGGGTATCTTAGATAAAATTAAAAAGAACAGCACGATTAAAGACTCTGCGATTCTATCCGAATCAAAGTTTTTTAAGAAGAAGGATATGATTCCTACTTCTGTTCCAATCATCAATGTGGCTTTGTCTGGTCGTCTTGATGGTGGACTCACTCCAGGTATTACAATGTGGGCTGGTCCAAGTAAACACTTCAAGACAGCATTCTCTTTGCTAATGGCAAAGTCCTACTTGGACAAATATGAAGATGCAGCTTTGTTGTTCTACGACTCAGAGTTCGGTACTCCGCAGTCTTACTTTGATACATTCGGCATTGATACTAGCCGAGTTGTTCATACTCCACTGACAGACGTAGAACAATTGAAGTTCGATATTATGCAGCAGTTGCAAAACGTAGAGCGTGGTGATCATTTGATCATCGTCATTGACTCGATCGGTAACTTGGCTTCTAAGAAAGAAGTTGAAGATGCATTGGAAGGTAAGTCTGCAGCCGACATGACTCGTGCCAAACAGATGAAGTCTTTATTCCGTATGGTAACTCCACACTTGAACCTTAAAGACATTCCATTGGTAGTTGTGAATCATACCTACATGGAAATTGGTATGTTCCCTAAAGCAATCGTTGGTGGTGGTACTGGCGCAATGTACTCAGCAGACAATGTATACATTCTTGGTCGCCAGCAAGAAAAAGAAGGTACTGAGATTGTTGGTTATAATTTTATTATCAATGTGGAAAAATCTCGTTATGTCAAAGAAAAATCTAAGATCCCTGTTAGCGTATCTTTTGATGGTGGTCTTAGCAAGTGGAGCGGTTTGCTCGACCTTGCTCTTGAATCCAAGCATGTGGTCAAACCAAGCAATGGATGGTATTCCAAATGTGACCCAGAGACTGGTGAAGTAGAAGCCAAGAAGTATCGTATCAAAGAAACTGATAATAAAGATTTCTGGATGAGCATTCTTACCAGCAAAACATTCTATGATTTCATCAAGAGCAAATACTCAATCGGGCAAGGTGGCCAGATGATGCAAGAAGACGATCTTGATAAAGCACTCGAGGAGTTGGACTTTGAAACTGAATGATCTTCCAGTTGTAACAGTTGAAAGTCTTTCGTCTGGTCTAGAAGCATTAAAGTTGACATCTGGACCATACGAAGGTATAATCTATACTTACGGTAAGGTAGATTTAGAAGCAGATGAAGAAAATGATAAAGTATCCATAAAGTTTGAATACGAAGTTCTTGATTATGCAGACAAAGGTATCTCTGACCATAAAGTGTTTGAGAATTACATCGGTGACATTCTTACAGAATTGATTCATCGAGGCATTGCAGAAAACGATATAACATACACAGGCGGAGTTGATGAGAATAGAAACAAAGATTCTAGCGAATCTGATTCATGATGAGCAATACTGCCGTAAAGTAATCCCATTTATTAAGAAAGATTATTTTTCAGATAGGAAAGAAACAATCATCGCCCAAGAGATTGTTTCTTTCTTCACGAAGTATAACAAACCACTATCAAAAGAAATCCTATCAATTGAAGTTAGCAATAGAAAAGATTTAAGTGATAAAGAGTTGGTTGAATTAAATGATTACATCGGCACACTAAGTGAAGAACCAGTTAATGAAGACTGGATGTTAGAACATACTGAGAAGTTTTGTAAAGACAGGGCAGTTTATAATGCAATCCTATCCTCTATTAAGATTATTGACGGAAATGATAAGGTGCATACCAAGGATGCGATACCTACCATTCTTAGCGACGCACTTGCTGTGTCTTTTGATAATCACATTGGTCATGATTATTTGGATGACCACGCTGAACGGTACGATTTCTATCACCGAGTTGAAGAAAAGATCCCTTTCGATCTGGAGATGTTTAACAAAATTACCAAAGGTGGACTCTCAAAGAAAACTCTAAACATTGCGCTTGCTGGTACTGGTGTTGGTAAATCATTGTTTATGTGTCATGTGGGTGCTGGTTGTTTAGTCCAAGGTAAAAATGTGTTATACATAACTATGGAAATGGCAGAAGAACGAATCGCAGAACGAATTGATGCGAACCTCTTGAACCTGACCATGGACGAATTGAAGGTTATCGACAGAGACATCTATGAGAATAGAATCTCAAAGATTACGAATAAGACTAAGGGTAAACTAATTGTCAAAGAGTATCCAACTGCTGGTGCT